GTTGGTGAGCCAGCCGCGCGGCGCGCAACAGGCAAAGCAAACCTCGCCCATGGAGCTGACGGACGACGATATTCCATGGTGATCCACGCGGGCAACCGCCCGCGGCCTGCCGTTCCAAATCAGCGCATGATCTCGGAAATCAGCGCGGGACGGCAGACCGGGGGCGAAAAGCTCCCGGAAAAGAGGTAGTCCGTCACGAACCACTGAAAACCTGTTGGATGGATTTGAATTCTAGGCGGGCCGGGGAGACTACCGGCTCGCTGAAAACAAAGGAGAGTTATGCCACGCGAAACATGCCATTGCGGAGAGTGCCAACGGTGCCACCACCGCGCGTACATGGCCGCGTGGCGCTGGCGGGGGATCCGCGGGCAGCTGCCAGCAGCATGGGCGGCGCAAGCGCGGACGGAAGCCTGGCAGTTGCAACGCTACATCTGCCCACTGGCAGAGATAGCGAAGTACCAATTTGGCCGCAAAACGAAGCGGCCGGCGGCGGAATAGGAGAGAGACGTGGAGATAGCGACGATTGGATTGTTTTTGCTGGGCGGCGGCGCCTACCTGCGCTGGAAGCCAACGCGGGCGCAGGTGTGGAACTACATCGCGGCCTGGGCGGCGGCGAATCGGGACGCGGCGATCACGCGGGAAGCGCGGAAGCGCGAGTATTTAGCGGCGGAGGTGGCGTGATGGACGCGATGAAGAAGGAGACCACCGATGGACGCTAAACGGCTGGAGGAGTTGGCGGAGAAGTGTGAGGCGGCTCTGAAGTCGCCAGAATATTGGCTGGACAACTTCCTGCAAGCCGAGGACATCGCCGACCTCGCCCGCTGCGCGGCGGCGTGGGCGAAGGTGGAGCGGACTAGTAACCCGATGATTGAACGCTGGAACTGGCCGCAAGGCGCGAAGTGGTATTTCCGTCCTGGTGGCCGATGTACGGGTAGTGGCGACACCGCCATCGCCGCCGTCGAAGCCGCGCCGGAGGTGAAGCCGTGATCCCCCGCGTCCGCATGGCCCGCAAGCGTCTGGCGATTGCGCGGGAGAGTTACTTGAGAGCGCGCAAGGCTGAGAACTCCAGATGCGAGAACGGCTGGATTGACGTGTCTCCTGCGTGGAATCGAGTAGACCGCCGCTGGCTTACCCTCCGCGCCATCGAGCGAAGAAAGGATCGGATTGCATGAAGCAAGGCAAGCAACTCAAAAACGCCGTCCGCGTGACACACAAAGCCCCCGGCAAGCGCGGGAAGCAGGAGACGCGGCACTTCGACACGCCCGCCGAAGCGCTGGCCTATATCGAGCGCAACACGGCACCACGGGAGCATGGGAAGAGGGGGAGGATTGCATGAAGACCATACGACTCACTAAACTCGAATCCGCCGCCTACACCAACGGCGAGCGGCGGTTCTGGCGGGCGATGCGGAAACAGCCGGACGCCTCGGGGAGCAACGGCGGGAAGCTGCGCGGCGTCGTCTGGAATGACGTCTTTGACCAATGGGACGCGCAATACTTCGGAGACCATCCACGTTTGGTCGGTAAGTGCCCCTACGGCAAGCCCGAAGACCGAATCATTCTCGCCGAGCGCCACACCTGCGGGCAGCAGGCCACCATCACCCGCGCCGAAGTCGAGCAGCGCGGCGGGCGCTGGGGCTGGGTTGTGGAGGTGGTGGCGTGAGTAAAGGGTCTTTGCTCAAAGGCTGGGAGGCGATGGCTCTCATCGTGGTTGCATTATTTGGCGTTGTCGTGTTGCTGACTGGGCTGGTCGCATTGCTAGGCTTGACGCTCAAATATGTGGGGATCGCATGACCCCCGCACGCGCGGCGGAGGTGCTGCGGTCTATTATTTATCGCAAATCCGGACACGTCAGAACGGCCTGCAAGATGGGCGCTGACGCGCTGGAGTTGCTGAGCTGGCTGTTTGATATGGATGGCAACGATATCATGCGGTTTCACGAGCTGGAACGCCAGTGGTGCCAATCAGGGTCGTTAGATAGCTTTTTGGACTACTGCCGGGCCGAGTGGGAGAAGGAGCGCCGCGCATGACCCGCCAACCGCCGGCCCTCGCCCGCATCGCCGAACTGGAGCGCGTCTACGCCGAGGAGTACCCGACGGCGCCGCGGGCGGAGCGGAAGCGCTGGGCGGTCGAGGGCGCGCAGTACGAGGCCGATGAAAGAGACGCGATAAAGAACGAGCAGTAACCCCGGTTTGCCGACGCGGGGGAGGAAAGGGAGCAAAAATTGAAAGCCACACAGGGGATAATGTGTCTCTATGCCGACGAGACAGACATGGGGATAGCGGCAGGGCTTGCCGTTGGGCCGATAGACCAAAAGGAAGCCTCGCGGCTGGTGGTTCTTCGCCATTACCTGCATCGACGGCCTCCGATTTCCCACGCCTACGGGCTTTTTCTTGACGGCGATTTGTGCGGAGTTTGCACGTTTGGCGTTCCACCGAGCCGACACCTGCAAATGAGCGCGTGCCCGACTCGCCCATCCAGTGTGATCGAATTGAACCGGCTGTGGGTCGATGATACGCTGGGCCGCAATACGGAATCGTGGTTTGTTTCCCGCTGCCTCAAACTACTTCCGGCGTTCATTGTCGTCAGTTACGCTGACACAGCATGGAAGCACCGTGGGTACATTTACCGGGCGCTAAGTTGGAGATTTGCGGGCGTGACGGACGAGGAGCGGAAGACGCCGCGATTCGACTATCTCTGTCCTGGCAAGCATACGCGGGAGGCATTTAGAAGCGGCGACGGAGCCAACTCGCAGAAGGTGCGACGGCTCCCAAAGTACAAGTATTGGACGGTTACCGGAAACCGCAGGGAGAGGCGGGCTCTACTGGCCGCCGCGGGATGGCCGGATAAGCCGTGGAGCGGCTACGACAGTAAGATCGACGCTTAATCAGCAGTAACCAGGCCAATGCCGACGGCCTGAAACGAAAGGGAGCAATGAGAAAACGATGGACACCGGGAGACCCATGCCCGAAATGCACGACGCCGCTATGGGCGGAGTCTGACCGATACAAGCCGGGGCGCAGTATCTGCCACCCGTGCGGGAAAATCGAGCGGAACAACGAACAAGCCGCCGCGCGGGCGAAAACTGCGCAACCTTGCCGGGTGTGCAACTGCGTGCTCGTCGGAAACGACAAGCGGCACGCGGCGTGCAAGCCATGCAGGATGACGGCGGCCGCGGCGGCCAATGCGGAGCGGAAATGCCCGTGCGGCGCCAGCATCGCGCATCGGAGCAAGAACGCGCGGTTCTGTGATAAGTGCTCGTCGCGGCAGCGGGCGAAGGGCGCAATGGCGGGCGGCGTTGCGGCGCGGCGGAAGTTGACGAAGGAGCGGTTGCCGGAGGTGGTAGCGCGGCCGGTGGCGCAAGCGTGGCCGGGGCTGCGCGGGCCGGGCGGGGAGTGGGAACACGGGGTTACCAGCGTGCAGGGCTGGGCGACGTTGGATGGGGGGCGGGTGTGAGCGGCTACCGTACATTTCTTGACGGCAAGCACGTTCAGCCGCAACCATCCGGACTTTCCGGAGAGTTCGACTTGAACGGCAAGCTATTCGGCTTCCAAAAGCAGAGCATCACGCGGGCGCTGAACGCTGGCAAGTTCGCACTATTCACAGAGTGCGGGAGCGGCAAGACGGCAATGCAAGCGGAATGGGCGCGGCAGGTCTGCCAACATACTGGCGGCGACGCGCTGATTCTGGCACCACTAGCAGTGACGGCGCAAACCGTAGCAGAGGGCGCGAAGTTCGGCGTAGAAATAACGCAGTGCCGAAGCCAGAAGGACGTGCGCCGGGGCGTCAATGTCGCCAACTACGACATGCTGACGCACTTCGACGCGGGCCACTTCGACGCCGTTGTTTTGGACGAGTCGAGCATCCTCAAGAACTTCACCGGGGCCACGCGGAGGCTACTGCAAGACTCGTTTGCCAGCACGCCATACAAGCTCTGTTGCTCGGCTACTCCGTCTCCCAATGACCACATGGAGCTCGGCAACCACTCTGAGTTCCTGGACATCATGAGCGGCGGGCAAATGCTGATGCGGTGGTTTCTAAACGACACGATGAAGGCGGGCGGCTACCGGCTAAAGGGCCACGCTGAGGCTGACTACTGGCGGTGGGTGGCGTCGTGGTCGGTGTGCATGGAGAAACCGTCAGACCTTGGGTTTTCTGACGACGGATGGAATATGCCCGCGTTGAATATCCATGAGGAGATCGTCGCCGTCGATCAATCCATCAACGCCAACGGCCAACTGTTCCGGGTGGCGGACGTTTCGGCAACAGGCCTACATCGGGAGATGCGGCTTACGGCGCCGGCGAGGGCAGCGCGCGTTGCCGAGATCATCGGCGACTCGAAAGAGCCGTGGTGTATCTGGTGCAACACCAACTACGAAGCCGACGAACTTATGCGGGTGATCGACGGCGCAGTGGAAGTCCGCGGCGACGAGCGGACGGAGGCGAAGGAAGAAAAGCTACTTGGGTTCACGCACGGCGCGTTCCAGCGCATCGTCACGAAGCCATCAATCGCGGGGTTTGGCATGAACTGGCAGCACTGCAATAAGCATATCTTTTGCGGGCTGTCCTACTCCTACGAACAGTTTTATCAGGCAGTGCGTCGGTCGTGGCGCTTCGGCCAAACGCGGCCGGTTGATGCCTACATGGTCATCGCGGAAACAGAGGGCCCGGTCCTAAAGACCATTCGCGAGAAGCAGAAGAAGCATGAAGAAATGAAAGCGGCCATGGTTCATGCGATGGCGGCAATTCAAAACGGTACCGGGCGGCGTCAGCTTGCTTCAGCCGTTGGCACGAAGAAAATGAATCTTCCGAGGTGGATCTAATGAACGTGATTTTAGACGAGCGGCACGGCCGCAACTGGGCGCTCTACAACGGCGACTGCTGCGAAGTCATCAAAGGTATACCAGACGAGTCGGTAGACCTGACGGTGTTTTCGCCGCCGTTCTCCAGCCTGTACACCTACTCGGATTCCGAGGCCGATATGGGCAACTGCGCGAGTGACGAGGAGTTCTTTGCGCACTTCGGATTCCTCGCGCCGGAACTGCTTCGCGTGACGACGACGGGCCGGTTGTGTGTGATGCACGTCAAAGACCTGCCGACGTACCGGAACAGCGACGGGGCGAGCGGATTGCGGGACTTTCCAGGCCAGTGCATCGCCGCTATGGAGCGCGCCGGGTGGACGTTCCATAGCCGGGTTACGGTGTGGAAGTGCCCGGTGACGGAGCGGGAACGGACCAATAACAACGGGCTTCTGCATAAGACCGTAATGCGCGACTCCTCGCAGATTCGGCAGGGCATGGCCGACTACGTGCTGGCGTTCCGCAAGACGCCGCCCGGTGACAATCTCAGCACAAAGCCAATCGAGCGGCCGAATGGGTTCGAGCGGTACATTGGCGACGCCGCGCAAGATCCGCGCGAAACTGACCAACACCCGTCAAAGTACGCCCGCAAAGGCCGCGACGGGCGGACAAGCGTGGAGATTTGGCGGCGGTACGCGGAGCCAGTGTGGTGGGACATCGACCAGACGGACGTGCTCAACTTCCGCATCGCCCGCGATGAAAAGGACGAAAAGCACATCTGCCCGCTGCAGCTCGGGTTGATTCGCCGATGTCTGGAGTTGTGGTCATCGCCGGGAGATGTCGTGCTGTCTCCGTTCGCTGGTGTTGGCTCGGAGGGGTTTGTCGCGCTGGACGAGGGCCGCAAGTTCATCGGTATCGAGCTTAAGCCGGGTTACTTTTCGACGGCTGTAAAGCACCTGGAAAGCGCGGAGGCGTATGCCGGTGCTCAGGGAGGGCTATTCGATGCCATTGACTGACAACCCCATCGCCACCGCCCAGCGAGAACAGCGGGAAGCGGCGGCGCGGTACATCGCGGACGGGCACCCACTGGCCGAGTTGGGCATGGGCGACTGGTTTGCTGAGGAGTTTCTACTCACGCAGGAGGACCAATCATGACCCGCCCCTGGGCCCTAGCCGAATCCCGCCTGATAGCCGAGCGGGTGATGGAGTGGCAGGTGTTTGAGTTCAACGGGCGGCTCTGGCTTACCGACCCAACCCAGCGGCCCAAGTGGCTGTGGGATTGCTCTATCCCCGACTGGCCGCGCGATCCTGCCGCCGCGGCGATGGCGCTGGCCGCGATTCAGATGGACGGCTGGATTGTGGAGAAATCGTTTTGGACTGCCGCCAGTCATACGTTTTGCGTGATGCTACTGCATCCAACCGACAAAATACGAGCCGAGGGCAATTCGGCGAAGTGGGGCGAGGCTGTGATGCTGGCGGTTTTGGCGGCGGTGGAGGGGTGAGGCCGCCCGACGTCGAACTCGTCGTGCTTGGCGTGCCGGGGCCGCAAGGCTCGAAGCGGCACGTAGGCGGCGGGCGCATGATCGAATCGTCAAAGAAGGTTGCCCCATGGCGCGATTCCGTGGCTTGGGCTGCGCGGGAGGCGATGGCGGGCCGGCCACCGATTGACGGGCCGGTGCGGTGCCAGATGGTGTTCGTATTTCCGCGGCCGAAGTCCCGCAAGCGGACGGCGCTGCATGACCGCAAGCCGGATCTGTCCAAGCTCATCCGGTCAACAGAAGACGCGCTGACCACGGGAGGGGCCTGGGCGGACGACGCGCGGGTAGTGGAGTACGTGGAGACTTCGAAGCAATACGCTGATGCGTTTCTGTGTGGCATTGCCAGCGGGGCCGTGGTGCGGATTTGGCGGGCCGACGTATGACCATCCTCGACCAACTCAAGCGCGCCTGCGCCGTGCTGGTGCGCCAGAAGAATCACCAGGTGTGGCGGCTGCCCAACGGGCGGCGATACGTGATGGCGACAACGCCCAGCGATGGGCGGGCAGGTAGGAATTAGGAGGCCGTGTTAAAGCGGCTGATGCGGGCGAAGTAGACGGAAAGAGGGAGTTAATGACGCGATTTGAGAGAGTGGCGGTGGAAATCACCAAAGGCGTCGCTGTCGATAAGCAAACGGCGATAGCCATGAAAGGCGGAGAGGCGTACACTCCGCCACAAGAAAGCGATCAGCCGACGTATTACGCACCTCCGCCGCTGCGGACGGTGCCTATCGACCCATCGTTTACCGACCTGACCGGGAATAAATTCGGGCGGCTGATCGTGCTGGGTTTGGCAGCCGCCGGGTTAGACGGGAAGAAAACCAGATGGGCGTGCCGTTGCACCTGTGGAAAGTACTCTACCCATCGACCGTCCGCGCTGTTAGCCGGAAATGAGGACCGGTGCCACGATTGCGCTATCAAGCGCATGGCAACAGATGGCATCGGCGGGCGCTGTGTCGTGTGCGGCGGGCTCGCTCGGTTTATGCCCTATTGCGGCAAGTGCGGGAAAACGCGCGGGCGGGAAGCACCTAGCGTTACGCAGATTGTGCTGAAAGGAGGCGTATAATGGCACGCGCCCGTAATATCAAGCCGGGATTCTTCGAGAGCGACGACCCGGCAAAAGTCGGCTACCCGCAGCGCCTACTGTGGATCGCCATGTGGACGCTGGCGGACAAGGAAGGCCGCCTAGAGTACCGCCCGACGCGACTGAAAAAGTACGCATTTGGCTTCGATCCGGCGACCGTGGAAGACGTCGCGCAGTGGGTTCACGACCTCCACGACGCCGGGCTGATCGTCCTCTACCCGGTCGGTTCGGTCGAGGTAATCCAGTGCGTGAACTTCCTGAAGCACCAGCGGCCGCATTATAAGGACCCGGAAAGCGAGTACCCGCCGCCATCAGGCCAAATCAATGATAGGCCGATGATAGAGCAAAATCCCAGGATTCCCCAGGATTTGCCTCTATCATACGTCAATGATAGGCCGATTCCCCAAAGTTCCC